GCGCCTGCTTGTCCACCAACTCCACCAAAAGCTAAGAAAGCTAAGAAAGCAAAAGTTGTTGTAGAAGAAACAGAAATAGAAAATGACACTGACTGACGATTTAGACGCCTTCTTTTCAGATTTTGCAGTGTCAGCAACTAGCGGAGGCACGACGGGAAAAGGCATCCTAGATCAACCCACAGAAATAGAAATAGGTGGGCAGGTTTTATTTGTTGATTATCAATTCCATTGCAAGGTGTCAGACTTCGGCACATTAAATCCGAATGATTCAATCACTATTGATGGCGATGCTTACACGGTGAGAAGCAATACAAAAGATGTTGATTCATTAACTACAGTTTTAGCGGTTCAAAAGACATGAGCAAAAGAGAAACAATATTAGCCCGTGTTTTAACTGTTATTACGCCAACCTCTGGTATTTCAAATCGTGCTTATAGATCAAGACAAGTTCCTTTAAATAATAGGAGTCAATTTCCATCAATTAATATCGAACCAATTTCAGACGATCCAGAACAGACCTCTAGTCTTCCTAAGCTTGATTGGTCGTTAAGAATTAGGATTACTGTCTTTAATATTGGCAGCACGTCAACGGCTCCAGACACCGCCGCTGATTCAGTTGTAGCAAGTATGCACGCCTTGTTAATGGATGATTTAACTCTAGATGGTAATGCTATAGATATTCAACCCGAGGGGGTGAGTTGGGACATGATCGACGCGGACCAACCAACTGTTGCGGTCAATTGCGAGTACTTAATTAGATACAGAACAGCAGTTGAATCTCTTGCATAATAGGTTTTATTGATATTACGCATTATTATGGATAGCAAGGATAACAACCAATACGAGGAGGTAGTAGATCCCTTGACGGGGGTTAAAACCTACATCCCAAAAGACGCAAACCCCGATTCTAAGGACTAATGGCAATTCTTACTAACGCTCGCAGATTATTAACAAAGATCGAAAGCAGCTCTGGAACTGACAGCAGCCCTGCGGGAACTGACGCGCTATTAGTTTCTAATTTAGAGGTGTCACCAGTCGAATCAGGAACAGCAGGCCGAGAAATTATAAGGCCCTATTTAGGAGCAACAGAACAGCTATTAACAGATACAAAAATAAGTATTGGTTTTGATGTTGAAATGTCGGGAAGTGGGAGCGCTGGAACTGCAAGCCGTATTGATAGCTTGTTAAGAGCTTGTGGTATGTCTGCTACTACAACAGGTTCAGCAGTTACTGGAAGTTCTCAAGCCGGTTCAGCGGGTTCTATCACTCTTGCATCTGGAGCCAGCGCAACGGATGACGCCTATACCGGAATGTGTATCACTATCACTTCGGGAACTGGTAACGGTCATAAGGGTCTAATTACTTCTTATACAGGTAGTTCAAAAGTTGCGACGGTTCAGGCATCTACAGCGGCCTTTACCCCCGGTGCAAGTTCTGGATATAGCATTAGTGCCAATGTTCAATACAAGCCGTTAAGTTCTACATTTGAAAGTACAACCCTCTATTTCAACAATGGAGGTATTAGACATATAGCGACAAATTGCAGGGGTTCCTTTTCGTTTAGTTTGGAAACATCGGGAATACCTGTATTTTCTTTCTCCATGATCGGTGTCTACAACAGCCCAACTGACACCGCCGCTGGATCAACGACATACAGTAATCAATCAGTCCCTGTTGTTGCGAAATCTGGTAATACCGTTGCAACTAATATTCTTGGTTATAGCCCTGCCGTTCAATCCATTAGTTTTGATATGGCTAATGAGGTTGCATTTAGACAGTTAATAGGAGCCGATAAGGATGTAATTATCAGCGCTCGGAATCCTTCGGGTGAGGCAGTTGTTGAACTTCCAACCATTGCACAGAAAGATTATTTCACCCTTGCTAATACTGAAAGTACTGATTTAGTTGCATTCCAACATGGCACAACCGCTGGTAATATTGTTAGTTTTGTTGCTGAAAAAGTAGATTTAAGTAACCCCACTTTAAGTGATTCTGATGGGATTCAGCACGTGGGTCTTCCTCTTAGTTTCTTGCCTACTAGCGGTAATGATGAGGTTCTTCTGACGTTCCAATAATTGACGGCTTACTATTGAGGCGTATTATTAATAGAGTTAACCCTTTAATTAATGGGCTTTATTTTAGATACGGGTAATACATACCTTTGGCCTGTCAAAATCTCAATGCCTTCTGATGGTGGGCAACGTGTAGAGCAAACTTTTGACGCAAGATTTAAACGATTACCGCAAAAGCGTATTAATCAAATTCAACAGCAAGCAAATGGATTGATGGCAGCCTCAGAACGTGGCGAGGATATAAGTAATGATATTTCTGATCAATCTATCGCTGATGAAATATTAGATGGATGGGAGGGCATCACAGACGCTAACGGGAATGATATACCAGTGACCAAGACAACAAAGAAGCAATTATTAGACGTGCCGATGATGGCCTCGACTATTGTTGAAACTTATTTCTTGTCCTTAGTAGAGGAAAAAAGAAAAAACTAGAAGGCGTCGCTGAATATTTTTGCGGCGGCGCGGATAAAAAACAGCTATCAGAAGATGACAAGGTTCTTGGTTTAGCTCCACCAAAAGAAGAAGAGGAAGAGGAAAATTTAAAGGTATTGCCCGAGGTATGGGAAGCGGTAATAGTTTTTTTAAATGTCTCGACTCAGTGGAGAAGTTCAGGCGGTTTTATTTATGGAATGGATTATTTAGCGGTGAAATGGGCAATGGAATTATTAGAAATTAAAAAACCATTTCAGGTATTACAAGACTTGCAGATAATAGAGGCTAAAGTAGTAGAAATAATATCTAGACGTAGCGAAAAATAAAATGGCTGACATGAAGACCACTTATATCATCGACACTCAAACAAAGGGTGCGAATAAGATTAAGGGTTTAGAAAGAGGTCTTAAGGGTGTAAGTAAGCAAACGAATAAAACAGCCGCTGCAATGGCAAGGCTAAAAGGTGCAGCAGGCGGGGCGCTTGGTTCCTTACGTGGTTTGCTTCCTGTCCTTGGTGTTGCTGGTATTGCAAAGTTTGGGAATGATGTTTTGCAATTAGGAGACAAGCTACAAAAAATGTCTGAGAAGACGGGCGCAAGTGTTCCGATGTTGGATAAATTAAGGCAAGCTTCTAATTTGGCGGGTACAGATTTCAATGCTTTAACTCGTCTATTTCCGATGTTGTCTAAAAATATTGTTCAGTTTGCTGAAAAGGGTACGGGTGTTGCTGCTGATGCTTTCCAGAAATTAGGAATTAATGTTAGAGATTCAAATGGACAAATTAGAGCTAGTGAAGATGTTCTTTTAGATATTGCGGATAAATTTAAAACGATGGAAAACGGAACTGTTAAAGCTGATCTTGCTTATAAGTTATTTGGAGCGCGTGTTGGTGCTGACTTAATCCCATTATTAAATCAAGGGTCCGAAGCAATTAATAAATTAAATACAGGTTTTACACAAGAGAACGCGGAGAAGATGGCAGCGTTTAATGATCGTGTTTCACAATTAGGGGAGCGATTTAGAGAGGTGGCTGTTGATATGACAACTTCTTTATTACCTGCCCTTGATGCTGTTGTCAGTATTTTGGGAGTCGGTGCAAAAATCTTTAATTTAATCCCTGGACCTATTCGAGGTATTGCGGTTGCTTTTGCTGCGATTGCTGTTCCTTTGCTTGTCATTGTTCCAATTTTGCCAGCGTTTGTGGCAGGGTTTAAAGCTTTAAGCGTCTTAAAATTAGGAGCTGTATTGGTTGGATGGGTGAAAGGTTTTGGAGCTTTGGCAATTGCTATTAAGGGTATTGGTATTGCTATGGCTGCGGCATTAGGGCCAATTGCTTTGCCTGCTTTAATTGCTGCGGGTGTTGTTGCTGGTTTAGCGGTGATCTGGAAATTTAGAGATAATATTTGGCAAGCGTTCGTTTGGTTAGGGACAAAAATTAAAGATATGTGGACATCGTTGGGGCGTTTCTTTGCTGGCCCATTTGTTGAAGGTGCTAAGGCTGTTAAGAATGTTTGGAATGGTCTTATTAATTGGATTAAAGGCGTTTTAGATCGTGCTTTCGGTTGGATTAATAGACTAGTTCAACAAATTAAAAAAGTAACTTCATTAGGTCGAGGCGGTGGAGGTAGTAGAAGTAGATCAACAGCAACGCGAGCAATGGCAGCGGGTGGAGTTTTAGACGGCCCTGAATTGGTCTTGGCTGGTGAAGCTGGCAGAGAATATTTTATACCAGAATCAAAGATGACAGCCGCTTCTAAAAATTGGCTATCAGGTAAAAGGGGCGGGGCTGTAATTCCTGCTTTTGCCCAAGGTGGTGTTGTTGGGTCGTCAGGGGCAACAGGTGGAGCGCCTAATATTCATATTCAAACAGGGCCAGTTTTACAGCAACAGGGGCAGCAGTTCGTCACCCTTTCAGATTTAGAAGGCGCATTACAGACATTTAGTAAATCCGTTTTCGGTAACTCTCGTACAACGGGCGGTCGTCGTTTTCAGGGGGTGCATTAAATGTCCAACAGAGCACAAAGCCATTTCTTAAAGGTCTATAACGCGAGTGATTCAACTGTTTATGCACGTTGGCAGAATTACTATGTCAATCAATCTGTAACTCTTAGTTCTCAAAGTTGGAGCTATTTTCCATTTGTAGCAACGGGAATTATGGCCGCTACTGCTAATGGTGGAGCTGGTGTGTCGATTGAAATTCCAGCAACAAAAACGGCGTTAAATATTTTTAATCCTGCTATTGCTAGAGGTTATTTATGCGAGGTCAATATTTATGAGTTTGATAGTAGAAATGAAAATGCAGCACCTAGCGGATCTCAAACTACTATTGCGACATATTTAGGTGAAGTAATTGAGATGGGTGGAAGCTTTACTGCTCTTACTGTCAATCTGGGTTCTGCCTTGGCCCCTGTCGGGTCACAAGCCCCGCCGAGGAAGTTTACAAGTTATCAAGTGGGGGCACCTATTACGATATGAATATTTCTGTTTCTGATCCTTTAGAACTTCTAATTTATCAAAATGGATTAGTCCAATCTCCATTAGAAGAGAACAGCGCACGAGGTGCAACGGATCTAGATTCTAAGCAGCGGAGTGTGATTATTGGTACACCTATTCCCATTGTGTTTTGTAGAAGGCAGAACAATGTAGGCGGCGTTTTAGTTAGTCCAGCGGCAACTGAGGGAAGTTATGCAAATGATGGAACTACTAACGTATTAACCGTTAAATTAATTCTTGTTTTAAGTGACGGGCAGCTTCCAACAATTCAGGAAAATCACGTCTTTCAAAGAGCGTGTAGAGAAGGTACATGGAATCAATCTTATGACCGCCGCCCTAGTAACTGGGTGCCAGGAAATTCAACAACGGTAGTAAGTGGTAAGACCCCGTGGAATTGCCCCGCGTTCTGTGGCACGTCTGGAAGATATGAAACCATGTCGACAATGTCATATGTCAATACTCATGCTGATGGTGACGATACTTGGAATAAACAAGTTCATGTATTTGTAGAGCAAGGAATTAAAGTGACACGGTTGATTGATTCAACGCTTGGGCCTTCTGATAATTTTGTTGACCTAGCCAAATACCTAATTACTCAAAGCAGCCGTTTTCCTTCTTCTATGCTGGATGATACGGAAATGTTAAACGCTGCAAAATTTACAAATGCAAACGGGTTTTTATATAACGGTGTCTTTGAAAAAAGTACAAATTTAGAGGATTGGTTAAGTGATACGGGCGCGGCTTTCTTGTTAAGAATCAGCCAGAAAAACGGTAAGAAGTTTCTAAGACCGCGCCTGCCTCATAACAGTGACGGAACAATTAAGACAACGGCTATTACTGAAAGTTTTGGTTTTACAGAAGAGCATATTCTAGACGGTGGTTTTGAGATTTCTTATGTTCCGTTGGTTGAGCGTCGTGATATTTGCGCTCAGGTGTTATGGCGTCAACAGCCCGATAATGATATTGGATTAATTAGAACGAGTGAGGTTAGATTTAATGGCACCGCAGCCAATGGCCCCTTTGAGCAATATGACCTTAGCGAGTTTGTCTGTGGCGAAAATCACGCTGTTAAAATTGGTACTTACCACATCGCAAGGCGTAAATATATAACGCATACTTTAAGAATCAAAGTTAGACCTTCAGTCTTTGGCTCAACTCTTACCATTGGCGATATTGTCAGAGTTAAATTAAGAAGAGAAACAAGCTTAGATGATATTGAATTTCATGATTATTTATATGAAGTGGAACGAATTAGTAAAAGTTTATCTGGTGTAGTTGAATTAGATTTAACTCATTTTCCAATTGATAGTGATGGCAAAAGCCTAATTGCTCTTGCTGTTAATACTGCGGCTGGTTCAGGTTTTACCATGCCAACAGGAAAGGCAAGCTTCAGTTGTGATGTGAATAGTGGGACAGATGATCTAACAGATACGGGGATGAACTACGCAGATTATCCAAGTGATTTCACTGTTCCTTCTTTTGGGCAGGTATCTTATGAGCCGACAGGTTTAGACGACTTAGGCGGTTCAGCTCCCGATCATCCCATTGATAACCCTGATGATCCTTTTGATGGTAATTCTGGAACGCTTACAGATAATAGAAGTAACGCGGGTGATGCTTTAAATACTGGAAACACTGTGACGGCTAATACTGCATGCGCGGGAGGGAAAGTTCATTGGTATAGAAGAGATAAAACGACAGGTGAGAGAGAACATATCAAGAGCGAAGGTGGCGACGGTACAAGCAATAGTTTTTCTTATTCGTTGACAACTGCGGACATGGATCATTACATCGAGGCTTACAAGGAGTGCCCAGATCCAGCTTCTACTGATGGCTTTGGCTCTGAGGAATTTATAGGAGAAACTTCTATCGTTGAACCTGCGACTAGTTCATTTACACATGCTAGATTCGTTTACAGCAAAACGACAGCAAATAACTCAACATGGGGCGGTGGCTCTAATGGTACGACAACGGGCACCTCTGCTTGGGTTGCAATCAGCTCAGGTGATACCTTGGCTCTGGCCCCTGCATATGGAACGCCAGGGGTTAGTTGTACTCTTTTAGACGGTCAAGCAAGTACACAATTTAGATACCCTAATCCTGCCTATCAACCTTGGAGATCCAGTGTGAAATTAGTTCAATATAATTTTCAATGTACGGGCGGGAGTATCACAATTGGAGGCATTAGTAAAAACACAAATCAATGTCCAACGGTTGAACCTAAATTGACTGGTGGTTGTCAAATTAATTATTCGGGAGACACCCCAAATTCTGCAAGTTGGGAGATAACAGGAACATGGGAATTTTCAACAGATGGCACAAACCCAGTTCAATATGATGGCTCTAATTTGCAATGGGCTGGTCGATCATATGAAGATGGAGACTCTTACACCTAATGGGCGCAAATTTTCCAACGTTGGCACCGTCAACAAGAACTTATATCCCTGGCACATATGCAAGTAGTGCGCTGCCATCTTTGACGGGTAATGAAACAAATATCAGACACTCGAACGCTTCTGTAGGTCATCGCCTAAGAATGAATTTTATTAACATCACTAGGGCTAATCATTTTCTTTTGGTCAGTCATTATTCAATGCATGGCACATTTGAAACCTTTGATTTAACCTCTACAACTTTACAAGGTACGAATTTAACTGTTCCTACTAATTATCAATGGAGGTATTTAGAACGCCCAACAATAGAAGAAACATTAACGCAAATAGATATTCAAGTTGAGCTTCAACTATTACCCCCTTATGTTGTTTAGTTATGGCTGATTTCCCTTCATTATCTCCAACAAGAATTTCTTATGATTTAGGCGGTTTAAATGTCACAGATGAGAGTACAGCAACCGCTGGCCCTGTTCGTTTTAGGCATTCATTAAGAGTCAATAATAATATTATGACGTTGACTTATACGAACCTAACTCAAACTGAAATTAGTTTAATTCGGAATCATTACAACAAAGCCGGAGGGCTTCATTATTATTTCCTTGTTCCTGATGCGGTGATATGGGGGAGTAGTAGCGGGACAGTAGTTCCAACAACATCAAAATATAGATATAACGCAATCCCAGAAGAAGAACAAAAAGGGGTCTACCATGATTGCACCGTACAGCTATCAATACTGACTGCTAATGATCTTTTATATATTATGCAAGGTGAGAACGCATGGTTTGGAGGTAATGCGGGAACACCTGAAAGTGCTTTTACTTCATTCGTGCTAGATGGAACAGCGCCGTTTATCCTAAATGGAGATGACGCCACACCAACGGCGATACAATTAAATCTAAAAGGTGGAGGCGCTTACTTATGACTCAAACAAATGTACGGGTACAGATGCAGATCCGCCGTGATACGGCGGCGAATTGGAATAGTGCAAATCCTGTTTTATTGATAGCTGAGTGGGGATTCGAGACAGACAGCGGAAAAATAAAAATTGGTGATGGTTCGACCGCATGGCAACAATTAGATTATGCCTTTGTTTCCACGAAAGGCGGGAACATGACGGATCATTTTACGATCCATAGCCAAAAAGAATTAAGGCTGAGTGACCATGTGCAAGGGGGAGCACAAGAACACTATTCAGCGTTTAAAGCTGGCGTTCAATCCACTAACGCTACTTACACACTTCCTACGGCCCTCCCTGCTAGTAGTGGTCAGGTCTTGGCTTGCACTGACGCGGGTGTGATGTCGTGGGCTAGTGACTCAACAACAGATAGCACAAAAATGCCTCTTGCTGGCGGCACGTTTGTCGGCGATGTCATCTTTGATAATGCCACTAATGCTGGCAATGATATGACATGGGATATGTCAGATAACTTACTTGAATTTGCTGATAATACTGGAGTTTCCTTCGGAGCTTCAAAGGCGTTTCAGATCTACCATAATGGAGCTTCTGCGAGATTAGAAAATGCAATTGGTGATCTTCTTATTAGAAATACTGCTAGTAATGAAATAAAAATACAAGCGCTTTCAGGTGAGCAAAGTATTGTAGCTAACGCTAATGGTTCAGTAGATCTATATTTTGATGGTGCAGGCCCTAAGCTTGAGACGACTTCATTAGGAACAAAAATCACAGGAGATCTATGGCTTGATAACCCTGATAATGCTGGAAAAGATATTCAGTTTGATTCGTCAGAAAGTAAATTAAAGTTTGATGATGGTGTAAAAGCTAATTTCGGCTCTGGAGATGATCTAGCAATCTTTCATGATACTCACTCATATATAAGAGATGCAACAACAGCACATCTAAGAATTGAAAATGACAATGTAAGAATTAGGAATGGTGGTAGCAGTGAAACTATGATTACTGCAACTGTTAATGATAGTATCAACCTCTATTTTGACAACTCGAAGAAGATTGAGACGTTGAGTGCGGGTATTGAAATAACAGGCACTTTGGTTTTTGATAGTTCAGTATCAGGTGGAACTATAAAACTTGAAGATGATCAAAAGCTATTTTTAGGAAGTGGAGATAATCTAAAAATCTACCATACTGGAAGCAGCTCACAAATCAATGATACTACCAGTGAATTATACATTCAAAGTGATTTAATTCATTATAGAGATTGGGCTAATGGTGATTACTATTGCAAAATGATCCGTGACGGGGCTTTTGAGGCTTATTTTGACAACAGTTTGAAGCTTGAGACTTATACTGCCGGAGTTTCAGTAACGGGAACTTTAACAGTTGGGACTGGTAATATTACAATACACGATAGCGGCAGACTCAAGTTAGGGACTAGTGATGACCTTCAAATATATTTTAATGGGACAAATACTTTCTACGATACTAGAGAAGGAGACAGTTTCTTTAGAGCAGTAGGTAATATTTATCTACAAAACCAAGCCAGTGATGGAAGTAGTGTAGAAGATATGGCTAAGTTCCTTGAGGACGGAGCCTTTGAAGCCTATTACGACAACACAAAGCGTATTGAGACAAAAGCTTGGGGCTGTAAAACAGTTGGGATACATTTAGCTAGTGCAGATGCTTCTCAGGATTACGCTCTACAAACTATAAATGCAGGTAATAGTGTTAATAGATACGGGCTAAGAATACAGTGCGGTGCTAATGATGGTAGTGGTACGAATTACGCGGTAGGTTTTGAAACTCCTACAGGTGTAGCTCAAGGAACTATCACATTTACAAGTGGTACTGTCACCTACGGACCCTTTACAGCTAATCACCCTTGTATCGTTCCTGACGCTGATAATCCCTCAGATAGTTCAAACGCCTATCCTTATGGAACATTATTAGAAACTATAAGCATTGAATATACAAAAGATAATGGTGTTAATACTGAAAGAGGGATTAGATATAAAGTACAAAAAACACAATCAGCTAACTCTAAAAAAGTATTAGGTGCTTATGGGGGGTCTATGAATGGTGGTCCAAATAATCAGACAAACGAACATCAAGCCTTAGTCTTAGGTGATGGCCATATCCTTGTTAATAATGCTGGTGGAAATATAGAAATAGGAGATGGTATCTGTTCTTCTGCTACGGCAGGTATAGGACAAAAAGCCACTGCTAGTCCTTCGATGATTATTGGAATAGCTCAAGAGAATATTACTTTTACAGGTACTGAAACTAAGCTCATAGCTGTTCAATACGGTCTACAACAATTCACACCCTGGAGTTAGAGTATTACAAACCGAAGTTGCAAATTTAAAGGGTTGACCCCATAATATGACTACATATTAAAAGTAATTATGCCAACGATAGAAGAGAAAAAAACAGAGTTAAAAGCTGAAATGGAGAAAGTTGTTAACACCTATAATCAAGCTACTCAAACAGTAAACGAATCAAGGAAAAGGATTGTTGAAATACAAGGTGGTTTGGCAGCTCTTGAAAGCTTGACTGAAACCGAGCAAGAAAACGCTTAAACTATAACTATTAATTACCGCTAAAAAAAATGGCTTATTCCTATACATGGGAAATCAATGAAAAAAACCTTGTAGCCAAGGTGTCGAATGGGTTTGTGACAACCTTAGTTTTTAGAGTAAAAGGGATGGATGGAAGCGAAGAAAAAGCAAGACATACAGGGCAAGTTGAATTTACTGAGCCCTCTTCCTTGCCAAGTGATTTTGTTCCTTATGATTCGCTAACCGCTGCTAAGTGCTTGGAATGGTTGAAGGCTGATTTAGGAGCAACAGAAGTTACACGAATAGAAAACGCTCTAAAAGCTAAAATTGATTTAATTAAGACACCAACTGAAAAGGTGGGTTCTCCTTGGTCTTAGTTTTTAATAAGTTGTTGTTGATTTAATACAACGCTTTTCATCATATAAGCAGGTAACAAAGAAATAGTTGTAAGGGTTAAAACTAATATCATTAATGGCGCGGCCTTAAGCAAGGCATCTTTCCAAATATCGTCAAACATACTTTTTTAGTTCAATTATAAGTACTATTAAGGCGTAGCAACAATTAAAGCTATGAAAAAAGTTATTAATGTCCTTGTTATTGCTAACTCGGTCTTTATAGTGGGAGTGCTAGCAGGTGGCGCGGG